TTGGGCTTGGCTGCAGAGTTGATGGTTCTCAACCGACACGCATTGGGCAAGTTCAAGGCAGGAGTAAGGTTGGAGGTCGGAATTACTGGCAAACACGCCTCGAAAGAGACGCGTACTCATGAGTCTGAGTTGCACAAGGATGACATTTATGAGTGTGGAGATGATATTGTCATAGTTCGTGTGTCAAAGCTGAATTTTCGAGATATCACCAAGCATCTCTCTCCGGACGAAAGATTTCCAGATGTCATGACAGCGCTCATTGGGAACAGTTTGACAAAAGCTTATTTTAGAGGAGAACCGTCTTTTCTTGAGGATCGTGTGGCTGGCATGATCGAGGTGTCCAGGTGTCTTGAGTATGGGTGGAGTGATCATGCAGTTGGTATGTGCGGACTTCCTTTGTTCGTGCAAAAAGATCGTGGGTATTGTATTGCTGGAGTGCATATGGCTGGTTCTGGAGCGGATGACACATGCAGAGCTGCCATTCTGACACGTTCAATGTACACACGAGCGGTGGCTGAGTTTGAATCAAGGAAGAAGCTTTTGCCAATGGTTTCCCAGAGTGATTGGACGCATTTCCAGACAGAAGAGCCTGCACGTACCTCCATTTTTCGCTTTCATGATCTCTCAGCGCTTGATTATTATGGAAAGGTTCCCGGTCCCATTCTCGCAAATTCGAAGTCACGTTTTGAGAAGAGTTATTTGAACAAGGATGACTTTTTATGGCATCTCTTTGATGATGTGTTACAATTCAACCCGTCTGTTCGATTTACTCGTCCTATGATGCGAGACACACGAGTTGGAAATAAGTATATCTCGCCTACAGCACTTGGTCTTTTGAAGATTTCGTGCCAACGTCCTGCTCTTAATAGAGAAGTGTTGTGCATTGTGAAAGACATGCTCGTGGACCGATTTGTACAGGGTCTTAGGGAACAAGGTGTGAATGAACTTTCACCTCTTACACTCGATGCCACCATTAATGGTGCAGAAGATGATGTTTACATTCGTCGAGTTGATCCCTCAAAAGCAGCAGGTTTTGGTTGGCCTGGATCCAAAGAGAGATATCTTCCGATCGTTCGAGAGACTCCGAGTAGAATCACACGTGAGCCCACGACTGACCTCAGAGCTCGTCTGTATGATTGTATGAGAAATTATGAGCAAGACAGGACAAATGATTTTGTCTTTAAAGTTCAGTTGAAAGACGAGCCAAGGCAGGTTGAGAAAGCTCTTGCGGGAAAGACACGTTTGTTTTACTCTTCGTCTGTCGATGGTCTTTTGATGAATAGGATGTATCTTTGTCCTTTCTACTCACTTATGCCAGAATATCAAGATTTGTTTTGTACAGCAATTGGAGTGGATATGCACAGGGATGCGGATGACATCTATTCGTCAATTATCAAGTTCTCACGAGCGGAGATGACGGGGGATTACGGGAAATATGATCAAGCTATGCCTTTTGACGTCAGCTGGACAGCATGTACAGTGGTCTATGAGACATTGGCGTCTTTGGGTTATTCCAAGTATGCATTGAAGCAAGTGCAAGGACTTATGACTGACTCGTTGTTTCCTTTTGTTGAGCTGTATGGAGACATTTTTTGTGCGCCTGGTTTGCAGCCATCAGGTAAGTATGCTACAGCGGAAGATAATTCGTTGAAAGGCTTGATTCTTTTGATGTACTTTTGGTATTCCCATCCCAAGCTCAGAAATCTCAACTTCTTCCAGTTCGTGCGCCCCGTTCTTTATGGGGATGATGTCGTGGCCTCGGTTAAAGATCTCGTGAAAGAGTGGTGTAACAATCTTGTTTATAGTAAGTTTGTTGAAGAAGTTTATGCTATGGAGTATACGTCATCGGTGAAAGGAACAGTGGAGCGTCCATTCGAAACTCCAGAGGAAATGACATTCTTGAAGAGAGATTTTCGCTACAACGAGACGCTAAAACGTTTCGTCGCGCCATTGGATATGAATTCGATTTTCAAGACATTGGAATGGACTTCTCCTCCGGATGGATCGTGTAATCCGGACAGTCAAGCGTTGAGTGTGCTACAATCATCGCTGCCGGAGTTATTCTTTCACTTGGGCGTTGCCAGTTATGAGACGATGCGAGAGAAGCTTGGACTAGCATATCTTAATCACTTTAAGATAGCAAATACGAAGGATTTCTGGGCGAAACTTCCTACCTATGCAGAGCTTGTGAAGAGATTCGCTAATCGTGAGGACTTGAAGACGGAATCAGACCATAGGTCTCCCAAATCCCAGAAGAAATCCCTGGATAGGAAAGTGCTGCGGGATCCTGCAAATATGCTTAATGCGGCCATCGACTCTGTAGAAGCTGACTTGAAAGAAGCTTATATTATACTTGGTAAGAATCCAAGTCCTACAGATTCGATGGATGTGATTGACATGCAAGGTTCTCCACAATATTTCCAGTATCGTTCGTATCGTGAGGCTGTACAACGACATCAGGAAGCACTTGCGCGTGTGGAAAGTCTCGAATTGACGATGAAAGCCCACAAGAGATCATTGGCTAGGCATCATGCTTTTAGAACGGAGTCAGATCACGGAGAGGCGAAAGATGGGACGGCCGATGTGATTGAGAAACATGAGAATGTGGGAGACATTTCAGGAGAGCAGCCAGTTGAAGTCCAAGTTCGAGGAAGACCACAACCGTCACAATTGATCCAGGGTACAGTGTTGCAAATATCCGATTTTTTGAGGCGTCCTATTCAGCTCTTTGAGTTTGGAATTGCTGCTGATTCAGATTATGATCTTGCTTTACCCATATGGCAATCATATCTGTCCATTCCCTCCATTAGAGCCAAGTTGATGACATATTCATATTTACGCGCGAAACTTGTGGTTAGGATTACTATCACTGGTACTCCTTTTCACTATGGTCGAGTCATGGTAGGTTACATACCACATGCTGCACAAAATGAAATGTTTAATCAGTACAACTTGAATCTTTCGGATCTGCGGATCAATTGGCTTGTTTACTTGAGTTCTACACTTGGCGTGAAAGTTATCAATGTGTGTGATAATGAACCAGTGGAGTTTGAGATACCTTTTATTGATTATAAGGAAGTCCTCCGCTTGTACAATGGATCAACGTCCGTGCTTTCTGCTTCAACAAATTACCAGGACGCTATTTGGATGGGTTACTTTTTCGTGTCCACATTGAATAGAATCCAAGCTGTTTCACCGAGTCCATCGACTGTGTCTTGTATCATTACTGCACGTATGGAGGACTTAGAATTAGGTCCTCCAACTGGTTATCAACAAGAAATCAAGACGGAATGTAATTGGCAAACGGAATCTGAATGGAAGACTGGTCCCGTTGAGCAGACGGCTTCTGGCGCAGCACGCATTTTCAATGCGTTGTCCAAGATCCCTGGTTTCAAATACTTCACTCAGCCCGCAGAAGGAGTAGCGACAGGAATTGCGTCAATAGCTGCATTGTTTGGATGGTCCTACCCTGCCTTGATTGATTCTCCGAAGATTGTGCGCAATGAACCTTACGGTAATGCCGCACAAACAATTGGTCAGTATTATGGACAAAGAATCACTTATGATCCAGAGCAATCATTGTCAGCAGATCCAGGTTTTGTGGCTGTGAACAAGGATGAGTTGACTTTTGAGTACATATCGAGTATTTGGGCTCTTTTGGATCAATTTGAGTGGAGTCATACAACAGCCCAGTTCGTCCCAATTTGGTCCTGTGCAGTGACGCCACAAGCTGGAATAGAGATTGCTGATGTTGCAGGGAATGAATATTTTCAGCCGACTCCTTTGGCATTCTGCTCTTTGCCCTTCCATTATTGGAGAGGCAAGATCCATTATCGTTTTGAGTTTGTTGTGTCCAAGTTCCACCGGGGCAAAGTTGGAATTTTGTTCGACCCAGTCATTGGTCAGTATGTCCTAACTGTAAGTAATATCAAGATCAACCGACAGTATTTACATTTGATCGATATTCAAGACACACAGATAGTTGACTTCTGCATAGATTGGGCTTCTCCCAGACCATGGCTCCGCAATCTTCCACTTAGTGCGGGTCCAACAATTACTGGCACAGTTACAAGTCCAGTGACGGCACAAACATACGCTAATGGTTTTATTACCGTTTTTGTATACACTCGATGCCAGTCACCAGATGACAGCAACATACCAGTGAATGTGTATATTCGTGGAGAGAGCATGGAATACGCTGTGGCGGATCAGAGTAGACTTCCAATGAATCGTACTTTTTATACGGAATCTGATCCTCACACTGTGCCAGTTACATGTATCACGTTGAATCCGTCATCATCAGGCACTTTTGGTCTCGCTACGAACTGGTTTGGCGAACGAGTAGTCTCTTTTAGATCCCTATTGAAGAGATATGTGCCGGGGTGGAATGCACCCCAAGGCTCAGATGAAGCAACATGGGGCACGGTTGCAGAATACGTTATTCCGGTCATTCCGCCTCTGATACCTAGTGTCACGAGTGCAGCAGGAGACCCGACGTATTGTACGATTTTATCGTACTTGCGCTATGCCTTTGTAGCTATGAGAGGTTCCATTCGATGGAGAGCGGGCTTCAATGGACTACAATCAAGTGGGGACACCAGCAGGCTGATGGTGACAATGAACAGCCCAACAACTAGTGACGTATCTAACGCATCCTTTTACTATCATGATGATAATTTTGTCAGACCATTACTGACTGGATCGTTATATTTTGTCCCTAGTACAAATGGTGGAATTGATTTTGAAGTTCCCTATTATAGCAATAACCTGTTTTACACAGCAGGTTCGGCTAATCCCACCATGGTTTTATCACCGTCGTTTGACCCCTTGGCTATCAAGACCGTTTCGGTTCAGTTGGAAGCAAGAAGTGGCGTAGGAGGTTGCATCTCATGGGCGGATTATGCCGCAGGAGAGGATTTCATGCTAGCCGGTTGGATAGCAGCCCCTATGTACACGGTCCCAGCACCGTAAGCAAAGAAAAGATTGTGTAACGCGAGAAGGCGCGTTAAAAACGAGTAGCAACTCACTGAGAATTTTATGTAAATATTTGACATATGTTTCGCACGTGAGTGCGAAACTTCAGGTTTTAAATCAGTGAGCTGTGAAGCTTACATTTCC